ATAGAGATAGAGATAGAGATAGAGAAGAGACAGAAGAAGATATAGAGTTAAAACAAGAGTTAAACATAGATATAAAGACAGAAGTAGAAGTAGAGAATAGAAAGATATCTTCTGCTACTGCTGATAAATCAGATTTCAATATCTTTGACTATTATCAAAATCGAATCGGTCTATTAGATGGTTTCCAACTTCAACAGATTGAAGCCTATCAAGCTATTGATGAATTAGAGCCAAATTTAATCAAGATAGCTATTGATAAAGCAGCCAATAATTCTAAACGCTCTTTTGGCTATGTTAACTCTATCTTGAAGTCTTGGGCACAGAATGGAATTAAAACCGTAGCCCAACAGCGAGAGGAACAGAATAGTTTCCAATCCAATAAACCAAATAGCGATAAACCAAAATTTGGTCCAGCTTGTAGTAAATACTAGAGGTAATGCCTATGAGTTTAGAGCAAACAGCCAAGCAAATGCGAAAGCAGTATATGACAGTTAGCGATAAATACTGCGACAAGCACCAAAGGCACTATGTCACGATTCAGTTTCCAAATAGCGAACCATACACAGTGTGTGAGCTTTGCCATAGGGAAGAGCAAGAGCGATTGAACGCCACTAAGGCACAAGAACAGTATGAGCGTGAGCAAGAACAGAAACGCTTGTACTTTCTCAAGGATTTCAGCTTGCTGGATGATGATTTAAAAAACGCTAGCTTTGACAATTACAAGGCAGTAACCAGCGAGCAGAAAGAAGACTTGAAAAATGTCAGAAATCAACTTAAAGGCTATCTTGACGGTCAAGACTACAACATTGTTTTGATTGGCGATACTGGAGTGGGCAAAAGCCATCTAGCTTATTCAGCACTTAAAGCTTTGTCTGATTACACCAAAAAGATGGGGCTATTCATCAACGTGGTTGACCTGCTAGCAAAAATCAAAGAGGACTTCAGTCTTGAAGCTGAATATATCAGACGTATATCTGAAGCTGAATGGCTTGTTCTTGACGATTTAGGGACCGAAAAAGTGACAGAGTGGTCCAACGGTATCTTGTACAGTATTTTGAACAAGCGTACTAAGACTATTATCACAACCAACTTAAGCCCACGGGATATCATGGGCACTTATGGCAAACGTGTCTATTCGAGGATTTTCAAAAAGACAGGACTTGGAACGACGAATGAACATGTTTATCAATTCAAAACGCAACAAGACAAGAGGATGATGCTTTGACAGAAACGGAAGTAAAACTAAAGCTCTTTGAAGACTACGAGCGTATTCACGGCCTTGTATTCTCAAAAGAGCACAAACAGAAAATGATGGATAATTTAGATTTGTATTCGTTTATCGAGAAAATTAACGAATATATGTATTTCGCTAAGAAATCAACGCAGATTTTTAGCGCACACTGAAAAACCTCTCTAAAATCGATTTTAAGACGTGCGTTTTGCTCGGTGGTATAAATAGACTACGACACCGTTAAAATTGCACTACACCCCCTTAAAATGCGAAATAAGGGCATTCAAAACAAAAAGGAAGACAAAGACATGACAAATCAACTACAAACACAAAACAAAAGGGATATTTCAACAGATACAAGCGCTTGGACGTTTCAAGATATCAAACGATACTACGACCCACAAGATTTGTTGACAGAAAAACAAGTTGGGCAAGCTTTATCGCTGATTAAAGGTCGTAACCTCAACCCATTGCTAAACGAGGTCTATATCGTAGCTTACAAAAAGAAAAATGGTGGGGCTGAATTTAGCTTAATCGTCTCAAAAGAAGCATTCTTGAAGCGTGCAGCACAAAACCCAAACTATGAAGGCTTTGAAGCCGGAGTGGTAGTTGTTGACGATTCTGGTGATATGGTAGAACGGAAAGGGGCGCTGCTGCTACCTAACGACACGCTCGTCGGTGGCTGGGCAAGAGTTTACCGCAAGAATTTCAAGGTTCCTGTAGAGGTTTTCGTTAGTCGTGAAGAATACGATAAAAAGCAAAGCACTTGGAACGCTATGCCAGCTACCATGATTAGAAAAACCGCTCTTGTCAATGCCTTACGTGAAGCTTTCCCAGAAGATTTAGGAAGTATGTACACTGAGGATGACGGTGGTGAAACATTCGACAGAATCAAAGATGTAACACCACAAGAGACACAAGAGGATGTTAGAGCTCGTAAGATGGCCCAAATCGAACAAATGAAGCAAGAACAAACGCATTTCCAACAAACAAGTGAAAGCAATTCTCAACCGGTTGCCAATTCACAAAACGAGCCAGTTCAAGGCGAACTTCTCGACTATTAACGAGGTGTGAACAATGCAAGAATTACAAGTTAATATTGAACAAGCCAAAGTTGAAATTGTAGGGCAAGAGGTTTTTGAAAAAGGCATTGCTGATGTAGTTGCTAAGTATCAAAATTACACAGTCACTGCCGGCACTATCAAAGACGACAAGAGAGTTTTGGCTGAATTACGAAAATTAACCAAGCAAATTTCAGACGAACGTATCAAAATCAAGAACGAGTTATCAAAACCAGCGACGGATTTTGAAAAATACATCAAAGAAACAGAGAAACCTCTTAAAAACATTATCAACCAAATTGCAAATGATGTGAAAGAGTTCGAAAATCATCAAAAAGCACTGAGATTGGACACGGTTAAAAGTTATTTAGCTAACAAAGCCAGCGAATATATGATTGACCCTCGCATTTTTGACGGAAAAGCAACGGAATACCTCAAAAATGGCGATTTTATGGCGGACGGTGTAACTCTTAAAAAAGCGACTATGAAGGCATTAGACGACATGGTTACTTTTGAATATCAAAAACAAGAGGAATTTAAAAAAGCCACTCAATCCATATCCGGGCTTTGTTCAGAGTACGGAATGACCGACCAACCGTATATCCGCATGCTTCAAAATCTGACATTAGCAGAGGTGTTAGATCAGATTCGTTCAGACCATGCTTTTGAATTACAAAAGCAAGAAGCTGAACGCAAAAGACAAGAACAAGAAGCACTACGACAAGCTGAATTACAAAAGCAAAAAGAAAAAATAGTAGAAACAACACCAACGGCATTAGTTGTTGATTCAGAAACAGGCGAAATTATCGAAAATACGCCAACAATTGAAGAAGCTAACATTCCAGAATCAAAACGTTATCGCCAAAAAATGACACTTGAAGTCTACTTTGAAGATTCAGACGACAAAGACAGATTTAAACGTTTACTTAGCGAAAACGGCTGGGAATACAAACAAAACTACACTGTCAGTGGCTATCAAAACATAGCTAGTATGACCGAAGAAGAATTGAAAACACATTTAAGTTAATGCCAAGACCAAAATCTAAACCCACGTTGGATGACTTCATCGAGAATAAAGAAAAGGAAAATAAACATGATCAATAACGTTGTATTAGTTGGCCGCCTAACCCGTGACCCGGAACTAAAATACACTGGCAACAATATCGCAGTAGCGTCTTTCAGCCTAGCTGTTAACCGTAACTTCAAGGACGCTAACGGTGAGCGTGAAACAGACTTTATTAACTGCGTTATCTGGCGTCAGCAAGCTGAAAATTTGGCTAACTGGGCTAAAAAAGGCGCATTGATTGGAATCACTGGACGCATTCAGACCCGTAGCTACGAGAATCAGCAAGGCCAAAGAGTGTATGTCACTGAGGTAGTCGCTGAGAACTTCCAAATGTTGGAGAGCCGTGCAGCGCGTGAAGGCAGTAATGCTAATCAAGGCAATACATCGGGAGCGTTTGGCAACGACAACGGCTATGCTGGGCCTTATGGTCAGCAAGCACCGCAACAGCAAGGGCCAAACTTTGCAAGAGATAACGGTCCGTACGGGAACAGTAGCCCAATGGACATCACTAGTGACGATTTACCCTTCTAATTTGGTGAAAACATGAAAATGATTTTAAACATCGAGCCTAAACCACAAACAAGGCCGCGATTCAGCAAATTCGGGACGTATGAAGACCCGAAAATGAAGGCTTGGAGACGTCAGTGCTCGCAACTTATCGAGCAAGAGTATGACGGGCCATTCTATGACGGACCAATTTCAGTGGATGTCACCTTTTACATGAAAGCACCCTTGAATATATCGAAGAAGCCCACGCCAAAAGCTAGAGCCAAAACGTGGGATGCATTCAAGAGTTTTATGTCTGAAACGCTTTGGCATGCGAAAACTCCAGATGTTGATAATCTGGTCAAATCGCTCTTTGACAGTATCTCAAAAGCTGGTTACAACAAAGTTGATAAGAAGGGTATCGTCTGGACGGATGACAGTATTGTTTGTGAGTTAAGTGCTCGTAAGAAGTACAGTCCTAATCCACGCATTGAATTTGAAATCAAGGAGCTCGAATGAATAGCAGATATAAGGACAAGTTGGTTGGTGTATATGCACCGGGAAACTATGGACATACCAGCGTATTAGATCAGACACAAGAATTTTCGAGATGGTTTTGGAACAACCGCAAGGATATGAAGCTTATCAGCATCAAGCTAGGTATCGACGTTAAAAAGCTCAATCGCATTCTGACACTAGAACAGTTGCCGGATGAAGATTTGTTAAGGAAGATGGTCGAGTTATGCAATGGCTAAGGCAATTTATAGCAAAGAATCCGGCAAAGGTTTTCAGAGAAGGACCGGAACCGATAACTATGGGAATTAGAAATATGAAACGCAAAGTGAAATTTTTTGACAAACTATATGACACTGACACGCTTGACGAAGAAATTAACGCCTGGATAGAAGGCTACAACAAGGAACTGATAGATGTAAGACTAACCGCAGATTGGGAAGATGGCAACGACTACGTTAAATATACTGCCACAGTAATCTATGGGGACAGAACCGAGGGATGATATGAAATACAAAGTTATAGTTTACTACGACAATATGGAAGACAGTGAGCATATCTTCAACAACAAGAACGATGCGATTAATGAATTACACCGTTTGTGAGGTGTTAAATATCGCAATGCAAGAAAATACAAGGTTGAAATGGAGGAAATTGATGACTAGACAAGAAGCAATACAAACGCTATCGAAGGTAGGGAAGATTTCTGTATCGTACGCAGAAGACCTATATGACTCATTCTTCCCGAAACCAGTCGTTCCACAATATGTGGCAGATTGGTATGAGGAACATAAATATAATTTAAATAGTGAAATATACTATTTGATTAGGTATTGGGGAGATGAAGAAAGAAATTCAGATTTCTATAAATGGTTTGATGATACAAAAAACGAAGCAATCAAAACCCTCGTCAACATGCACCAGTTCGGGTATGAGGTCGAGAAAGAGCCTAGGTATACGGTTCGGATTAAAGGGATTGGTGGATACAGTAAATACCTCAATCGAGATACAAACACTCAAAGATGGCTTTTTGCATCGAAAACAGAACTTGAAAGATTTCGAGCACACCACACCCGCAAAGAGCTAGAGTCTAACGGCTTTGAATGGGTATTTAACTGTGAAGGCGTTGAAGTAACGGAGGTAACGGATGAACAATCTAATAAATAAAATCAACCATTGGGCAGATAACCGTGGGTTAAAACAAGCTGACCCTAAGATTCAGTGGATGCGGGTTACTGAGGAAGTCGGTGAGATTCGGGATGTACTCTTGAAACCGACGAAATTCACTGAACCACAAGCAGCACTGAAGGACGCAATCGGTGACACGTTGGTAACGATTATCGTACTAGCACATCAACTAGACCTCGATGTGACTGAGTGTTTAGGTATTGCGTATGAAGAAATTAAGAACAGAAAGGGAAAGATGGTAAATGGAACATTCGTCAAGGAGGAAGATCTTTGAAATTCATTGACTTATTCGCAGGTATTGGCGGTTTTCGTTTTGGAATGGAATCAGCCGGGCATGAATGTGTAGCATTCTGTGAAATCGACAAATTTGCTAGAGCAAGTTACAAGGCAATTCATAACACTGAAGGAGAAATAGAATTACATGACATTACCACAGTCACAGACGACGAAATCAGAAACATCGGACACGTTGACGCAATTTGCGGAGGATTTCCGTGCCAAGCTTTCAGCATTGCTGGATATCGAAGAGGATTCGAAGATACTCGAGGAACTCTCTTCTTTGAAATCGCAAGATTCGCCTCTATACTCAAACCTAAGTATCTGTTCCTTGAAAACGTCAAAGGACTACTCAACCACGACAAAGGAAATACCTTCGAGACAATCCTCTCAGCGTTGGATGAACTCGGGTATGATGTGGAATGGCAAGTGCTTAACAGCAAAGATTTCGGAGTACCACAAAACAGGGAACGTGTGTTCATTATCGGACATCTTAGAGGACAACGTGGACAAAAAATTTTTCCTATCGGAGGAAAAGACGAAAAATATAGTGCTGAACGGTTAGGAATCAATATTTTAGGGAACACTAAAAACCCTAATGGAACGGCTCGAGGGACTAGAGACATAGTGCATGACCCTAAAGGGATTGTAGGAACTCTGACAGCAACTGACTACAAAGGACCTAAACAACAAGTTGCTATACCGAATGAAATTAAAAAATATGGAGTATTACAGCCCAACTTCAATCAAAGTGGAGTGGTTTACGAAACGGATGGTATATCACCAACAATAAGAACGATGCAAGGCGGTGGATTAGAACCTAAAATTCGTGTCCGTGAAGCAACTAAACAAGGATATGCTGAAGCAAGTGTGGGGGATAGTGTTAATTTGTCGCACCCAAACTCAAAAACACGTAGAGGGCGAGTTGGCGAGGGCATAGCTAACACATTAGTGACTGGTGATAGTCAAGGTGTGGTAACTCCTAACTTTCGCATTCGCAAGCTAACACCTAGAGAATGTTGGAGATTGCAAGGTTTTCCAGACTGGGCGTTTGACAAGGCGCAAGAGGTCAATAGCAACAGTCAGCTATACAAGCAAGCAGGTAATAGCGTGACCGTCAATGTAATTAAAGAAATAGCGAGGTATTTATGAAACATAAAGATCTAACGATAGCCACAGTCCTATTAGTGCTATCACTAGCCATTAACGTGACTACTGTCCTGCGAGTGGTTAACCGACCTATTGAGACCGTGGTGATCCACAAGGCAGACAACGCCGTCGAATTACATGGCAAGGTTACTGGAAAATCTATGGTTGGGAAACTCTACACGCTTGATTGTGGGGCGTATGGAAAGTTTTTGGTAAGTAAGGGGCAGTACGACAGCGTGCAGGTCGGGGATGATATCCCCAGCTATTTAAGAGGAAGTGGCTCATGAGCGTGAAATACAAATATTCCGGGCTGACCGAGGAATTATACCAACGGTTAGTCAGTGAGCATGCAACACTTAGAGAAACACACAAAAATGGCTCTTACAAGCAGCATTTTCAAAAAGTAAGACAGTGCAGTGAAGTACAAGCTCGCATCATATATCAAGCGTTTAACAGTGCAGTCGTGGAACGTGCGAGGATATCGCCAGCGACAGTCGACAGACTAGAAGGCATTATCTCCGATGAACTGTTCGACGACCTCCAAGACTATCTGTCTACTAATTACACGAGAGGTAAAACCACTAAACCGGTTTTGGATAAAATCAACGCAGGACTGCCAGAGGGACTGTTTAAACGATTTCAAGAAGAAGTGGAAAAACTACGCAAGGAACACCCTAACGGCATAAATAACTACATTAGAGACGTTAAGGACTGCGACCAGAAAAATGCTAACAGAACCCAAAATGCCCTCAATCTGTGCTATGCGGGAAAAGCCGCCCTAACTCCGTTGAAGGCTATTCAAATGGAAGGGCTACTTTCAAGAGAACTGTTCAGCGAGATTATTGATTATGTTTTCAATAACTACGAATGGTCTGAGAAACTAGACAACGAAGTTGATCGCATAACCCTAGAATATAGAACTAAAGGCAGGGTAGGTCGTAATAAAGTAACGGTCAAAAAAGCCTTATATAAAGCCTATGCGTTAGGCGTGTAGCTAGAACGGTTTACGAGGGTTCGACTCCCTTGCTAGCTATTACCAGTCAATCTATATACGGAAAAGAGGAATCCTTTATTTTTTTCATTCAAATCAGCGGAAGCGTGACTGGTCGTGGATGCACAATGCGAAACTGGATAAAATTTCCATAATTCTACTACTTTATTCTTGAAAAGGAGAAATATCTCCATAATGATTTTATCTATCGCAGGCTGGAATGGTTGCATAAGGGGTTCGATTCCTCTTGCCAGTCATTGTCTGTCAAAAATACACTAAAAATAAAATGAAGCTAAAAAATGGATATAGATTTTTAGTGGCTTGAACACTTTTCGACACTTTTTCAACACCGAGCAAGCTGACAGACCTTGCTCAGACAAACCCAGCAAATTTTAAGAAAAAAGGATGTGAAAAACCCTCTTTCTTATTGATATCTTGCATTACTAAAAAAAGCCAAAGACCTTGCTGGTGTCAATGGCTAGGAAGGAGGTGATAAAAGGCTTGAGAAACACCCCAAGAATAAATACGTATTCTATCTTTTCAATATAAAATCTCTTAACGTTTCTTGAGCCAAATAAAAAAAGACCGACACAATGGCCGGCACTTTCTGAAAGTCAACACTACTATTATACCAGAGAGGGCAGAACAATGCTATTGCCGGAAATTGATGAAAAAGCAACAATCAAACGTTGCAAGCGCAAACTTCGAGAATACCCACGCTGGCGAGAGATTGCACACGATAGCGCTGAACAAAAGATTACACAAGAGTTTACCTTCATGCCAAGAGGTGGCAGTGGGGTGAGCAGACCGGTGGAAAATATTGCAGTAAGGCGTGTTGATGCAATGAACGAGCTTGAAGCCATAGAGCAAGCAGTTAGCGGGCTATATCGTCCAGACTATCGCAGAATACTGATAGAGAAATACCTAGCCTATCCACCTAAACCAAACTGGCAAATTGCCCAAGGAATTGGATTCGAGAGAACAGCTTTTCAAGAACTGCTAAATAATGCTATCCTAGCTTTTGCAGAGTTATACAGAAACGGTCAATTAGTCGTAGAACGCTGAAATTTCGGTATTTTGATGGATAAAGCACGGTATCTTACAAGTGTTTAAAGTGGTATTATTATATTATCGAAGAAAAACGGAGACAACTCATTTTGTGGGTTGTCTTTTTCAGTATCGGAAAGGAGTTGATGGAAAATGGGATGACCGAGAAACAAATGAAGTTTGCCGATGAGTACATCATCAGCCTAAATGCTTCGCAAGCATATAAGAAGGCTTATCCTAATATTAAGAACAATGATGTTGCAAAAGCTAATGGAAGCAGACTGCTTGCTAAAGCTAACATCAAGGCTTATATAGACGAGCAACTTGAGAAATTAAAGTCGGAACGTGTTGCGGATCAACAAGAGGTCATGGAATTTCTAACAGCCGTAATGCGTGGTGAGATTGAAGAACCTTTGCTTGTTCTCGACGGCGAAGGTATGCAGCGTATTGCTCAAGCCAAACCAAACGTCGCTACCCGTCGAGCTGCGGCAGTTGATATCGGAAAACGTTATAGAATGTGGACAGACAAGGTCGAAGCTGACGTAACGCAAGATATCAATATTAATGTCGGTGAATGGAATGACGATTAATCTTGAAATCAATCCAAGCAGGGTGTTTAATCGACATATCTATGAACATTTGTTTGATTATGACACCTTCACAGAAGTTCATTATGGCGGAGCGTCTAGTGGTAAGAGTCACGGGGTTTTCCAGAAGATAGTCCTTAAAGCTCTTAAAAAGTGGGACAAGCCCCGAAAAATATTGATACTTCGGAAAGTAGGGTCTACGGTTCGTGACTCGGTATTTGCGGACGTTCAAGCAGCGTTGTCTTATTTTGGTGTGCTTAATCTATGCAAGGTTAACATGAGCGCATTCCGTATTGAATTGCCAAACGGTGCTGAGCTGATTTTCAAAGGGATGGACAACCCAGAGAAAATCAAGTCAATCAAAGGCATTTCTGACGTGGTCATGGAAGAAGCGTCAGAATTTACGCTCGATGATTACACGCAGCTGACACTTCGCTTGAGGGATAAAGCTCACAAGCAGAAACAAATCTATTTGATGTTTAACCCTGTTTCTAAAGCTAACTGGGTATATAATGCGTTCTTTGTGAAGAGCCCTAAGAATACAGTGGTTTACCAAACAACGTATAAGGACAATCGATTCCTGGACGGCTTGACCAAGGAGAATATCGAGGAGCTAGCAAATCGAAATGAAGCCTATTACAAAATTTATGCTTTGGGTGAATTCGCAACACTCGACAAGCTAGTATTCCCGAAATACGAAAAGAGATTACTTAACAAGGACGAGCTTAAACAGTTACCGTCCTTTTTTGGTCTTGACTTTGGTTTCACTAACGACCCGACAGCGTTTATGCACGTCAAAATAGACCGAGAGAACAAGCGGTTATACATCCTGGAGGAGTACGTCAAGAAGGGGCTGCTTAACAACCAGATAGCAGAAGCTATCACTAGCCTTGGCTATTCAAAAGAGGTCATTATGGCTGACTCAGCGGAGCAGAAATCTATTGCAGAATTGCAAACACTGGGATTGCGTCGAGCTATTCCAGTAGATAAGGGTAAAGGTTCGGTCCTTCAAGGGATTCAGTTCTTGCAGCAATTCGACATCATTGTCGATGAAAGATGCGTCAAGACGATTGAGGAGCTTGAGAACTATACATGGCAGAAAGATAAACATACAAACGAGTACATCAACAAGCCGTGTGATAGTTATAACCACTGTATCGATGCGATTAGGTACGCACTTCAAAACCTTATCTTTGTCAAAGATAGACAGGACGTAGATGCTAAGATAAGACGGGTTAATAAACTGATAAGGAGATAGAATGACAAACACAACACATAATGCTGACGATATCTTACATGAAGGACAGTATATTCCTAGATCATACCAATTCGAGCGAGATATGGAGCCGACTAGCTTGCAGAAACGTGAAGACTTCCTTCGCTTTCCCAAAGAAGCTAACACGCACTTCATGGCTCAGTCAGCAGACGACCTAGTGGACACATTCCAAGGGCGTGAGAAGTTAGAGAAGATGGTAGCTCAGTTTCAAGACGAACAGATAGACCGTTTGAATATCCTAGAGAGCTACTCAAACGGGAATAACTACACGATTCTAAATGGTCGTAAGCGATTGGAACCAGAGAAGGCTGACTACCGCATTAGGCACGATTTAGGCGGGCAAGCTAGTCGTTTCTTCACTGGATACACAGTAGGGCAGCCTATTTCAATCGGTGCTACTGATACTAACAGCGACTTGACAGCTATTGATGATTTCAATGCTTACAACGACATTGAAGCCCTTAACCGTGAGTTGGTCTATGACGCTTCACGCTTTGGTCGAGCGTTTGAGCTGCATTACTATGACGAGTTTGGCAATCCCGCAGTGGTCTTGATTGACGCAAGGGAAATGTTCACTATTCGTAGCGCAGACGTCCGAAAGGATATCATTGCGGCTGTCCATTGCCCGGTGTATAACGGTGAGATGTTTGTCACAGTCTACACAGATAGCAAAATTGTTAGTTATGATCCAAACTGGCAGGAAATCGAACGCAAAGAAAACCCGTTCGGAATGGTGCCAGTGGTAGAGTGGCAGAATAACCGTGAGCGTTCGGGAGATTGGGAGAAAGGTATTCCAATCATTGACGCTTACGACGCAGCGGAATCTGACACGGCTAACTATATGTCAGACCTTAATGACGCTATGTTGGTTATCAAGGGGGATGTCGAAAGTACAGGCATGAATGCGTCTGACATCATGAAAATGAAACACGCTAACATGCTTGTTCTTGAAAGTGGTGTCGGACACAACGGACAACAAACATCACTAGATGCCGGCTATATCTACAAGCAATACGATGTCAGCGGTGTTGAAGCGTACAAGTCACGTCTGATTAAAGACTTCTTCCGCATTGTCGGGTTGCCTAATTTGCAGGACGACTCAACATTCTCAGCTACGTCTGGAATTGCTATCCGCTATAAGCTGGTTGATTTACAACAAGTTACAGCCGTAAAGCGCGGGTTCTTCGTTAAGGCGCTCAGACGACGCTATAAGCTGCTTGAGCTGCTGTCTGACAACCTAAAGGGCATCGAACCAGTGGATGCTGACATGTTGACATTCACGTTCCACGAGAACTTACCAACAGACGTATGGGCTGAGATTCAATCAGCTATCAATTCTGGCATGGAAATCTCACAAGAAACACTTATGGAATCAGCTAGCTTCACCGATGCCCGCAAAGAAAAGAGTCGTTTACTCAAAGAGGGCGGGGCTACTGATCTAGAAGTCAGTCAGATTGTAGGTACTGAGGATGATGACGAATAATGAACGCTACAACGCTGAACGAAAGGCACAATCAGACCTAATCAAACGGGACATAGAGCGTGACAAGGTCTTAAAAGAACTCTATCAAGCGTCTTATGGCCGCATGCAGAGCCAAATAAACGGGTTTTACATGCGATACGCTGACAAAGAAGGGCTGAGTCGTGCCGAAGCTATGAAGCGAGCTAGTGAGTTCGACGTCACTGAGTACAGAGACCGAGCACGAAAGGCAGTAGTCGAGAAAGATTTCTCACACGGGACTAACCAATGGCTAAGACTGTTTAACCTCAAAATGAAAGTCAGCCGTTTGGAGCTGCTCAAAGCAGAATTAAGGCTTGAAATAGCTAGTCTTATATCAGACGTTAACGAAGTCTTCGACGAAGCGCGTGAGAACGAATATTTAGCCGAATTTAAGCGCCAAGCGGGTATCTTGGGCAATTCTGCCGTCAATGCAGTAAGTCGCATGAGAGCGATTTTAGACGCTGATTTCTACGGTCAGAATTTTAGCCGTAGAGTCTGGGGCAGAAACGGACTTCATGCAAACATGCAGAAGGATGTGTTTAGCTCGTTAGCACGCATCTTCACCGACATGGACGGTTTTAAGCAGGAGCGGCAGCGATTAGCCAAGAAATATCACACAAGCCAGGCTAACGCCCAACGGCTACTCAAGACCGAAATAGCTCGTATTAATGCTGATACAGAATTGATGATGTTGAAAGAAAACAACTTCACACATCTAATCTATGTCGCAGAAAGTGGGGCTTGCGATATTTGTAAGCCACTGGATAAAAAAGCTATACCGATCAACAAGGCAGAAAAAGGGGTTAACATGTACCCAATGCACCCTAACTGTCGCTGTTCAGCGTATGGACATATCAAAATGGAATATAAAGCTGGTGGCAGCACTCTTGATGAAGAAGCTGCTAACGGCGTTTGGGGTGAATAACCCTTGTCCAGACCGTGCTGAGGACGCTAAAAGCTGCATGAGTTCGAGGGGGTTGCTCGTAAAAGCGTAAAGAAAGGAGCCTATTATGGCAGAAAAAGAACTTGAAACAGTTGAGAATCCTCAAGAGGTTGAAGCTAGCCAACCAGAAAAAGAGGAGAAGATGGTGTCAGTCGCTGAAATGCAACGTAGACTCAAGCAGATGGAAGAGAAACACACTCTTGAAATTGCTGATATGCAGACCGGTATTCAATCTCAAATCGAGGAAGCCGTTGCTAAGGCTAAAATGAGCGAAGAAGAACTTCAAGAGCTGCAACAGAAACAGCGTGATAAAGAATTCGAAGAAGCACAGAGCACAATTGCAGCGCTTCAAGCTCAAATCGCTCAACGTCAAATGCAGGATATCGCTATTAAAGAGCTCGAAGCTCAAGGCGTTCCTGTTAATGAGTCGACGCTTGCTTTCGTTGTAAAAGGCGACGAAGAAGCTACCAGGTTAGCTGTTTCAAATATGGCTAACATCCTAAACTTGCAGAAACGAGAAGAAGCCAAAGCTCTACCACCTCGCACAAGCAGTGGAGAGGGAGGGCGTTCGCATCGTGGAAAAGACAAGTTTGACAAAGCCAAAATCACTAATTTCTAATTTAAGAAAGGAGAGCGCATGGCTCAACAAAAATTCAATCCGGACACAGTCCTCTTGTCTGATTCTCTTGGAAAAGAGATTACATCAGAATACATCACTGATCTATTCACTGACGAACTTGTTAAAACTTCAAAAGTCATTCAGCTTGGTCAAAAAGTTGAAATGGACGGTAAAATGGTCCGTAAAGGCGTAGAAGTTGGTCAATTGACAGACGCTTACTTTGTGGGTGAAGGTCAAAAAATTGGTACTGCAAAAGTACAAACTAAATCTTACGTTCTTGAATCTCGCAAATTGGCGGTTATCTTGCCAGTCACAGAAGAAGTCCTCAATTACACTTGGACTGACTTCTTCGAATCAATCAAGGATAAGATTGTTGACTTGTTTAACAAAAAAATCGACGGGGCAGCATTCCTCGGTTTGTATAACAACCCATTCGGTGCCAACGTTTTGGCGTCTGCTAAACGTGCTCAAAACATCGTATCTGGGGACATCAACCTTAATAACATCTATGATGTGGAAGATAAGTCAGAAAAAGAACCTAACGCATTCGTAGGTCACCGCACTATCAATCGCACACTTCGTGGAATCGTCGACAATGTGAACGGCGGTCAACACATCTTCACTAAACCAGCTAATCCTAACGCAATCGGTGAGCTTGATGGCCTTCCATATTCTCAACTTCAATTGCAAGATGGGCAAACTTACCCAGCAGGTACATTGATCACTGGTAACTTCAATGGTTTGGTTTACGGTATTCCAAACGGTACTAACTTGCGTCTTAAAATCGCAGACCAAGCTACTTTGTCTAAAGTTCAAAACAATGGCGACCTTGATTCTGGTGACGTTCACTTGTTTGAACAAGACATGCAAGCACTTCGTGCAATCTTTGAAATTGCCGTAGCGATTCCAAACGACGAAGCATTTGCAGCGATCCAACCAGTAGGAGTCTAGTCAGGAGGTTTAAATGACCTATAAAGCTAAGATTACATTCCGTGACTTGCAAGATAACGAGTATATCTATCAAGCCGGGGAAGTTTACCCACGAGAAGGCTATGAGCCATCTAAAGAGCGTGTGGCAGAAGTTCTTGAAAAAGGCGGTATCGAACAAGTCGAGCTGTCAAAAGAGCTTACAGTCAAAGAGCTCAAAGCAAAACTTGATGAAGCTGGTATCGAGTATGATGCCAAAGCAAAAAAAGCAGATTTAGAAGAACTTCTAAAGGCTGCGGAGGGGGTCTAAAATGAACGATATCCAACTTGAGAAGATTAAGCGTCGGTTGGGTATCGACGTTGAAGACGATCTTGAGGATGAATTGATTGAAGACTTAGTCAACGACGCCGAGAGTTATTTCAAAGCGTTAGTCGGAACAACCGAGATTGACAAGAAATATCATTTCATTATCGAAAATGTTGTTTACAAGCTCTATGGTCGTAAGGGGTCAGAGGGTGTCAAAACCGAAAACGTAGACGGCTATTCAGTCACCTACGAGGATTGGGACGACATGTTCAAGCCTTACAGAAAGATTCTGGATAAAGATTTTGGCCTAGATGGCTCGTTAGCTCGAAAAGGTAAGGTGAAGTTTCTATGAAAACACCACACCGCATTAAGCTAGTGAAGCAAGGTGTTTCGACTTACAACCCAATCACTGATAAGCACGAAGAAAAGGCACAGTCTAGCAAGATTGTGCCTTGTTTAGTCAATTTTATTGACCAACAGCGTGTATTTGAAGCCTACGGGAGTAGGTCAGACGTGGTCATGATATGCCGATTCAATCAAGAGCAGAAGCCGTTTGACTACGCTCTATACGAGGGTAAGAAGTATTATCCTATCGAACGCATTGACGCACCGATAAAAGGGGCAATTCGATTGAAACGAGGTGAGCTAAATGGCTAATTTCACAATCGAGTGGAGAGGGGACACAGTCCTCGCTGCCGCTTTGAACAAAGCAAGTCAAGGAGTTAGAACACAAGCTCAAAATGCTCTTAAAAACTCAGCCGAGAAAGGCAAGAGCATTTCAAAAGGGCTTGCGCCAGTTGATACCGGCTTCTTGAGAGCTAACATCACCACTAGGCACATGGGCGAGGAATCGCACATTCATTCAGCCGCCTCTTATAGCGGATTCCAAGAGTTTGGCACACGCTATCAGCCCGGCAAGCCGTTTATGCGTCCAATGATGCAACAAATCGAGCCTTACTTCACGGAGCAAATTCGGAAAGTTATGGAAGGAGCCTTTAAATGACACCTAGCCACGACTTATTCAGAAATCTATTCGCTATTGCTGACGAAACATTGGCAACTTATGACTACTTACCCGATTCATCCGCCAGCTATCCCTTCGCTTTCATCGGTGAGAATAGCTCAGCGCCTACGCTCAATAACGACAATTTTGGAACGATAAGACAAACCGTCCATATCTACGGGACTAGAGTGCAGCGTGCAGAGCTAGACGCTCACTGTCAGACGTTGGAACAAGCTAGCGAACGAATTAAAGGGTTTGAATACAACTTATTGAAGACTGGGACAGACAAGCAAGTCTTACCAGATAATACAGACGTCCAGCCATTGATTCACATTGTGCTGGATTTTTCATTTTCATATACCAAAAAGGAGGAATAAATGGCAGAACTTATTTTGGGTAAAGACCTAATGGTCTTCTTCCGTCGTGTTAAAGACCAAAAGACACAAGACGCTGCTAAAGTACGTTTCCAAACAGAACACACTATCAATGCTGAGAAAGAGGTTGAAACAACCAAAACTAAAGACGGCGTTGTTAACTCAATCTCGGACGGTGAAGTTTCTGGGGAATTCGTATCGCTTGCTTATCGTGAAGATGGCACTACTACGGAGATGTGGCGTGAAATGCGTAAATGGTTCATCGCAGGCGACAAAGTAGAGTGCTGGCAAGTTGACCTTGCTTCTAAACGCGCTTCTGGTGGCAAAGATGTCTATGACGTTGAATATTACCAAGGCTACCTTAAAAACTTTGAAATCGCAGCACCCGCTGACGACAAAGTTGAGCTTTCTTATGAAATGGCTATCGACGGCAACGGTATTATTTCAACTGACAGCTTGACAGAAGCTCAGAAGAAAGCAGTCGCAAGCGCTCAATACGACTACCACACTCTTGCTAAAGAAGACAGCCTAGTGTCATCTATCTAGTCTATTGCAGGGGCTTTGTGCCCTTGCTTTTTTTGTATAAAGGAGAAATAAAACATGATTCTATCTATCAACGGACGAGACTTTAATTTGATTTTCGGACTTGCGTTCTTGCGTGAGATCAACAAATTGCACTCAGCAGAGCTTGAGGGCATGAAGACTGGTTACGGTGCTATGACATTGATTTCAGCCGGTGTCGCTATCAACGACCCTCTTGCATTCGTGGACATCATCAAAGCTGGTACGATTACAGCACCACAAAAACCAAGTGATGCAGACATTGAAGCCTATCTTGCTGATTTGATTGACAAAGGTAAATACAAAGAGACAATCGACTCTATTATTGACGAGTTAAAAGCGTCATCCCTACTCAAACTCGCAATGAACGTTCAAGAGTAGGGCAAAGTCAACCAGATTATGATTTCAGCTATGACGACGCAATGGCCCTCTTGATTGCAAGGCACGGCATGAGCTACACAGAAGCCGCTAGGACAACTCTTGTTGAATTCGAGGTATATAATACCGCCTACGCTATTAAACAAGAGGATATCCGTTTTAATGCAGCAATCCAAGCATGGTATAACCAAACCGTCCAAGCTACCAAAGGCAAGGGCAAGAGTGTTCGCTCAGCTTACAGAACCTTTAATGAGTTTTATGACCATGAAAAAGAGTTCAGTAAGATATTTAAACCAGAGGACACTGCGCCTAGAAGTCGAGCGCTCTCGTTAGCTGATAAGAATAGGATCATCAATCAAACAAAGAAAGGGGGTAGTTAATGGGAGCATCTTTTGACGTTACGGCCATATTACGTGCCAACTCAAGCGACTTCACCAATGGTGTCAATGCTGCTAGGTCTGCCCTTGCTGATTTGAGAAATCAGTCTGGGGGCATGCTTGCTCAAGTTGGTAGCAGCTTGAAGTCAGTTGGTAGCGCCATGCAGTCAGTCGGTGCAGGAATGACCACGGCTTTCACACTGCCTATGGTTGGTGGGTTAACTGCCGTCATCAAAGGTTATGCAGACCTTGAGCAATCTTTGGGTGGTGTTTCTACGCTGTTCAAACAGAATGGTTCAAGTGTCAACACCCTTGCCAGAGACTACGGCATGACCAGGGAACAAGCCCAAGCGCTGTATAACACAATGGACCGTGAGGGAACCAACGTCATCGAGAACGCCAACCGAGCATATAGAACGGCTGGTGTGTCTGCTAACAGATACATGGAGCAGGTAACGTCGTTCTCAGCTACCTTGCTACAAGGTCTAGGCGGGGACACTGCCAAGGCTGCGAAATACGGGGATAAAGCGCTTGTCCAAATGTCTGATAATGCGAATAAATTCGGTACTAACATGACCGATATTCAAAACGCTTATCAAGGCTTTGCCAAGGACAACTATTCAATGCTGGACAACTTGAAACTTGGTTACGGTGGTACCATGTCCGAAATGGCTCGTTTGGTCAATGAATCTGGTGTCTTGAATGGTGAATTTGAGGCCACAGCTGATAATATCCGTGACATTCCATTCCATACCTTGATTGATGCCATCGGTATTACTCAAGATAGACTTGGAGTAACCGGAACGACCGCAAAAGAAGCAAGTACAACCGTTTCGGGGTCGTTCAATTCCATGAAGGCAGCCGCTGAAAACTTAGTGGCCGGTCTTGGTAATAACGAAGCTAATATCAAGCAGCTAATGGAAAACATGAAGCAGACTATCATCACATTCAAAGACAATGTGGTGCGTGTTCTAGGGACTATCTGGGACAATCTACCTGTTGACGGTTGGGTTAAATGGGCGGCACTTATCGTTGGAGCAGCAGGGCCCATTATAGCAATACTTGGAACCTTAATCATTTGGGTCGGAAACGTCGTTTCTGCACTAAGTACAATCGGTGGTGCTATTAGTTCAGTGGTAGGGTTCTTTTCAAGTGGCTCTACCGCAGCTAGCGGTCTAGGTGCTGCTTTCAGTGGGCTATCAGTCGGAGCTCTTGCTGCATTTGCTGCGATTGTTGCCGCCGTCGCTATGGTCGGGGCTGCACTCGTTGATTTGTGGAACAATAACGAGAATTTCCGTGCACAAGTTACGGCGATTTGGGAAACCATCAAAAGTGCAATCACTAGCGCTGTTCAGGCCATTGTGTCGTTTGTTATGTCAATTTGGGGGCAGTTAACGTCATTCTGGAACGAAAACCACGCCTTGATTATGCAAACGGCGACGACTTACTGGAATATGTTTAAGGGAATAATTGAAAGCGTCATGAACGCCGTTCTCCCAGTGGTTCAAACTGGTTTGAATTTGCTTATTACATTGTTTTCTACATCTTGGCAACTTATTACCACTGTCATTTCCACGGCTCTTGAAATCGTGTTAAACATCATTAAGATGGCTATGCAAATCTTACAAGGTGACTGGTCTGGAGCGTGGGAAACACTCAAAACTATCTTGTCTACTGTTTGGGAAGGCATCAAGTCTCTTGTTTCAATCGGTATCAATGCTATCGGTCCGATTATCCAAGCGGGTATTCAATTTATTCTCGCAATCTGGAACGCAGCATGGGCATTGTTAGCTATTCCATTCCAAACGCTTTGGGCATTGCTTCAACAAATCGCTGGCGGAGCTATGACTGCCATTAGTGGTGTTATTAGCGCTGGTATTGCTGTGATTCAGTCTATTTGGTCAGCAGCGTGGACGGTTATCCAGACAGTTTTCTCAACAGTTTGGAACACAATCATGTCTATTCTGTCACCTATAATGGCTGGTATCTCAAGCATTATTTCAAGCACCTTGTCAGCTATTCAAGCGATTTGGAACGCTATCTGGACTGGAATTCAAGCTGTTTTAGCTGGTGTATTGGCTGCTATTGTTGGTTTGGTGACTGGTAACTTCTCGCAAGTTCAATCGGCTATCACATCGATCATGTCAGCTATCCAATCAACTATCAGCGCAATTTGGAACGCTATTTTGTCGCTTATTAGTAGCGTATTGAGTGCGATTGCTAGCACTGTATCAAGTACATGGTCAGCTATTCAGTCAATCGTTTCAAGCGCTATGAGTTCCGTTCAGAGCATTATCAGCTCTGCTTGGAGTGCTGTTAGATCAGCAGTAACAAGCGCCATGAGCTCAATTCAATCAGCTATCACTAGCGGATTTAGTGCCGTGGTATCAGCGGTAACAAGTGCTGGTCAGCGTATCATTTCAGCGGTTCGTTCAGCGTTCAGCGGTGCACTAAGTGCAGCCCGTGGGTTTGTTGGACAAGCTGCAAGCGTCGGTTCTCAATTGATTAGCGGTTTCGTTAGCGGGGTAACATCAGCAGCCGGGAAACTGATTTCAGCGGTTAAAGGTGCTGTAAGCAATGCCATTAACGGAGCTAAAGCCTTGCTTGGTATCAAATCACCATCTCGTGTGTTCCGTCAATTCGGTATCTACACAGATAAAGGTTTCATCATTGGTATTGATAGCAAAGCGGATCAAGTAGCTCGTTCAATGCGCTATATGGCTCAAGGTGCTATCGACGCGTTCACCGGTCAAGATATCAACGGAGCTATCACTGATGAGCTCGGAACCATGGACGGTCAGCTAGGTCGCTTAGCAGGATATGATCCATCTGTTTCATTCAATGGCGGCAAGATGTCAGTCACTCAACAAGCGGCGGATATCGTGCTTAAAATGGGCGATACAACTTACAGAGCGTTTACTGAGGACATCACTAACGCTCAATCAATGGAATTAATGCTTGATAACTATTAAGAGAAAAGAGGTTTTAGCTAATGTATGATTATGCTTCATTGAAGCGCACGGAATCAACGGTGCTGCAAAGAGCTCCGGTTGATAACATGCGTATCAACGGGACGCCTATAGAAGATATCATCCAAGGGTATCGGCAGCTTACAGTTAAGGGGCGTTCGTTGCTTAACCGTGAAATTTCAACTACTCGTGTTCCTGGGCGCCGTGGTGTCTGGGTGGACAGTGTCAACGATTCAGAGCGTGAGATTGAAGTTAAGTATCAGTTAACTACGGTTACTAGCCAAGTCATGAGGACCTCTTTCCGAGAGCTTAACCGCATTTTGAGAGAGGTAGGGCCTAGCGGCTATCTTGAAGTCACATTTGACGATGAGCCGGATTTCACTTACTACGCAATATTCAAGGAAGCGGACGAAGTCGAGGAAGATAGGCTTTCAGTCATTAGCAGTTTCGTTTTGCTAGTGCCAGACGGCTATAAAAAACGGGTTCCAGAGCGTTCTAACGACGTTGTTTATCTAACTTACGCTAAGCAGGTAATACCTGAGAAGATTGTAGCCGTGACATCTACAGCGGCAACGGAATTTGAAATCATCAACGGTCAAACCAAGCTATCGTTTAAGGGGAGCTACGCAGCTAATAAGGAAATCGTCATTAAATTCGGTACAGAAGAAGTGACAGCTACTTATGACGGACGTAACATTCTAAGCGAATTACAACGTTTTAGCCCGCTTGAGCAGTTCTATGTTAAGGACGGCGACAGATTGAGCGGTAAGAATGTAAATATTCGTGAGGTACAGTGGAGGGATGAAAGTCTATGATCTATTTATTCGATAAGGACGAAAAACTTATCAAGATTATTCGCAAGCCTGCAATTAAGAAGGCTTTGCAGAAATTCAGTCTTACCACTGAAAACTACATTTCAGACCGTTTGACTGTCGAAATGAAAGCCTTGAAAGACGACGAGCTGGAAAAACTGGAATACATGGCTATTCAGTCAATCGACGACGCCCACAAATTCCATTACTTCTATATCGCCCAAGAGAACACCAAAGGTGATATCACAACGCTTATCGGCGTTCAATCCGGTATCGAGGAACTACGCAAGACAGTTGTTTATGACAAGCGACCAAAGGACCAACGTGCTAGACCAGTCATTGAATGGCTTTTAACTGGCACAAACTGGACCCCTCGTTTTATTGCTGAGACAAATCCAAAGAGCACTAATTTCTATTACATTTCCACATTTGACGCACTGAAAAAAGTGTGTAAGGTGTGGGGCTTAGAAATGCAGTTCTTTGTTGAAATGAACGGCGCTCAGATTGGCGCCAGATACATTGATTTCAAGCGCAAAATAGGTGAAGCAGTCGGTAAGCGTGTTGTCTACGGTCATAACGCCCTTGAAATTCTGCAAGAAGTTGAAAAGACAAACCTATACACTGCCTTGGTCGGTCGTGGTAAAGGGGAACAAGTCAGCTCAGCAGAAGATACCGGTAAAGATGCCGACGGTTACGGTCGTAAAATCAATTTCGAGGAAGTTGTCTGGTCAAAAGCCAAAGGCGACCCATTAGACAAGCCCCTTGGGCAGAAGTATCTTGAAATCCCAGAAATGACCGCTAAATACGGCATTAAGCAACCGGACGGCAAGATGCGCCCTAAGATTGGCTTTGTCGAATTTAGCGAGGAAGAAGACAAGAACGAGCTTATTAAACAGACTTACGAGGCTTTGATTGAGGCTTCAAGACCTAAACTGACACTTAAAACGACAACGGTCTATCTGAAAGGCGCCCGGATTGGCGACACTATCCGAGTAGTTCGACACGATAGACACCTTGATTATGATACACGTATCTTTGATATTACATTCAACCGCTTAAACAACGAATCTAGCGACATTAAGCTAGGGGACCGAGTTAGTGAGAGCAATGACGCAAAGGTACAGAGTACCGTCAACAAGGCTCTTGATGAGTTTAAAGCTGGTGAGTTCACTGAATTTGTCAAGAAACTGCCAGAGTTTATCCCGTCAGCTAATGGTTTTAACCATAACTGGTACACAAGCACTGATCCAACAGAATCTCACCCTGGGCAAGTTTTAATCAACGATTCTTGGTACAAACCAGACCCAGAACATGAGGGACACACTATCATGTATCGCTGGACTGGTGAAATGTGGCAAGAGGTATTGAGAACGTGGGACGGTACAGGGATTCAAGACAAAATCAAGAAAGAGTTTGAGAAAGTCGCAGCTAACATGGCTAAACAGCAATCGGACCATGACAGAGTGGTTGCTGAAATTACAGCCAAGGCTACTAATGCGGAAACATTAGCTAGTTCAGCTAAATCAACCGCAGAGGACGCTTTTAACCGTCTAAACGATGTTAAGAGTGAAGCTATCGCAGAAGCTCGATACTTGGACACAGTCGAGCGTGCAGAGACAGAGAAGAAGATTGCTGCTTCTAAAAAAGACGCACTTTCAGAAGCTGTCAAACTGGTCGATAACGCTAAAAGTACGCTAAACACGGACTTATCAGAAACTGAAAAGAGAGTTGAAGCTCTAAAGGGTTCTATTGGTACATTATCAAATGACACGTCAGTACAGTTTGCCAAAATCAATAACGCCCTCATTTCAGTAGCTAGCAAGCAAGACGTTGACAAAGTCAGTCAGCGCGTGTCTAATGCTGAGACGGTTTTGACGCAGCAAGCAGGGCAGATTTCAGCCAAGGCTAGCAAAGAGGATGTCAATGCTGTTTCTGGACGTTTAAACAAGGCTGAGAGCTCGTTGACGGTGCAGGCAGGGCAAATCAGCCAGAAAGCCAACAAGCAGGACGTAGACACGCTCACGGGCCGTGTGAATCGTGCTGAAACATCAATCACTCAGCAAGCGGACATGATTGCGTCTAAAGCCAACAAGCAAGAGCTTGACAATGTCAATAATCGAGTAATCAACGCCGAAAGTCGTATCACTCAACAAGCTAACGAGATTAGCCAACGAGTGAAAACAAGCGATTTTAACAATGCTACTCAGAGACTTGCGACGGCTGAAAGTTCAATCACTCAGCTAGGAAATAAAATCACTACGGAGATTAGCCGTGTGGACAGCAAGATTCCGACAGATTTTGGAAGCCGGAACTTGATTTTGAAATCAGCGGATTTCGAGAATTTCCATAAACACAAAGGCGACAGCGGCGATACTACGACGGTGGGCACGCATGAGGCAAGCTATTTCGTGAAATCTCATAGCTATTCGAATGACGTTTATGGTGGTATCTCATGGAATATGGCTATTCCAGAGATTAAAGCCGGTGAAACATTCTCGCTCTTGGTTCCGGTTTACATCGACAGCGGGGTAGACATTGATCGTGGCGCTATGATTATCATTAAAAATCATAAAAACAACGACAATCTAGTTGCTTACAATATCCCAACAGACCTCAAAAATGAGTGGTTTGACGTTAAGCTGATTTTCACTGCCGGCAAGGACATCACACTCGGTGAATGGCCGTTCTATATTACAGTTATTAGAAACGGCTATTTGAAAATCAAGCCGCCTATGCTGGTCAGAGGGACACTCATTCCCTTACAGCATACAGTAGCACCAGAGGACACCGAAGCTGAAATCAGCACGGTTAAAACGACGATTACACAGACCGAGCAGGGTGTCAGTCAGCTATCTCGGAAACAATCTGAAACAGATAGCCGCATGACTAACGCTGAAACTACGGTCAATCACTTGGTCGATGAAGTATCATCAAAAGTGTCTAAGACTGATTTTGACAAACTCTCTAAGAGTGTAGCGGCTAATAGCACCGCAATCACTCAGACTGATAAAAAAATCAGTTTGAAAGCGGACAGAACAGAAGTCCAAGCTGCCAAGGCTACGGCTGACAGTGCAGTGTCTAAAGGTCAAGAGCTAGAGCGTAAAATCAACCAAACTAACGCAGAATTACGTGTTACAGCTGATTCTATCGCTCAAAAGGTTTCAAGGGTTGACTTTGACAACCTTGGAAATAAAGTCACTAACGCTGAAACACAAATCAGCACGCTAGCTGGCAAGATTGAGACTAAAATCTCTAGGGTTGACCTAGACAGTGCTATTGATAGCAAAGGCTTTTTGAAAGAGTCTGACGTCAATAGACTTGTTGATAACAAAGGTTTTGCGACGGCTACGGCTGTAACAAACCTTATCCAACAGTCTGAGCAAGGGACAACGCAGCTTATTAGCGAGGTCAAGAAGCAGATTCCGTCAATTGACACGCTTTCTGTTGGTGGTGAGAACTTGATCCGTAACTCAGCTTTTCCGGACAGCCTGGACGGCTGGGGCTATTGGGAAGCATCGCAGCCTAACTCGAATTTATCTGTGTCAAGTCATTCATTCTATTACAACGGCTCAAAGCCGTTGTTTTTGCTTTCAACAACAACAACAACAACAACGCCTAGCGCTACGATGAGATTTCCAGTGAAACGAAATACCAACTATTCTCTTAACGTTTCAATCTTGGCAGGCGGTAATCTAAAAGGAATGGATATCTATTTCCTTGGTCGTAAGTCAAACGAAACTGAAACATTTAGCAAAGTAGTTAACATCAAGCATTTCGATGGTTCGCCATCCACAAGCGGTGTTAAGAAATTCCATTTCACTTTTAACTCCGGCGACTGTGACGAAGGCTTCATCCGTGTCGATAACACCGGCACGACCAACGGCAGTCGGTCAATGCTATTCTTCACCGAGCTTGATTGCTACGAGGGGACTATGGACCGGGCTTGGCAACCATCGCCAAAAGATGCAAGTCAAGAGGTGACAGTCAAGTTCAACGAAATCAAGTCAACCGTTGACAGTTTCAGCCGTACTATTGGCGAACATGGGCAGTCTATTTCTCAAATTATCCAAGATGCCAAGGGTACAGTTTGGAAAGTAGAGAACCTAGAGGATAAGTGGGCGTTTAATCTCGGTGTTACTAATAAGCAACTAGACAAGTTAGACACCGGGTTAGAAGCTACTAAATCCGAAATGTCTCAGATTGCAGGGTCTTGGGCAGTTAAGAACCTAACAAGGTCCGGTGATGTGCTTAACCAAATTAATCTCAATAAAGACGGCTCAGTTAAAATCGACGGTAAGCTGGTTCAAATCACTGGTTCTACTTACATCGAGGATGGTGTCATTAGCTCAGCCAAAATCGGAGAATTGTCTGCAAGTAAAATCACTAGCGGACGTTTAAACGCTTCACTAATCGATGTCGTCAACCTAAACGCTTCAAGCATCACAAGCGGTACGTTTACCGGTTTGAACTATCGAGGAGGCAGAATGGAAGGACTTAACGGGTCAATGAAAGTTGACTTAAACAAATCTGAGATTCATTTCTTCGACAATGCAACGATCGAATTTCACAACAAAGACAATGCGATCGTTCGACGTAAAGGGACTCACACAGCGTTTGTGCATTTCAACGACACTCCACCAGATGAAGATGAAGGTGTCGGCTCGTTGTTTGCTGCCATAGGCGTCACATCGTCTGGGGATGGAATCAATTCAGCCTCATCCGGCCGTTTCGCTGGGCTTCGAGTGTATCGTGCCGCAAGAGGGTTGGAACATAATGCGATTTTTGACCAAGCTGAACTTTATGGCGACAGAATCTTGCTAAAAGACGACTTTTATTTTGACCGTGGGTACTCTTTCCACCCGGCTTCGCTTCCAAAGGGCCGCTGGATAAATGTCACCAATCTAGGATTTGCTGCCGCAGCTCTCGCAAGGGTTTGGCAGCATTTTCTAAATGTAGGCGGAAACGGGAGAGACCCAGCATTTATTAACGCTTTAAAAAACGAGCAAGCCACTTTCGGCAAAATTGCCCATTGGTAACAGGAGAATTTATGAACGAACAAATTTACACTTCAATGATTCGAGATATCGCAAGTCAGAACGCTAATTTGACGATTGAAAAAGCTGAGTTTAAAGCTCAATTGCAGTCGACAGTTAGCGAACTTGAGCAGCTCAAATCGCAACTAGAGCATTATCAAAATGTACTAGCGTCTGATTCAGACCTTAACGACCTCTTCAATGAGGCAGCACAGAAAGGAGCGACGGATGAACAAATCTAATTTCAGTGTCACATCAAGTTATCTGACCAACCCGACAACAACAAGGATTGCTATCCAGTCCAAAGATGGCTCGACGTGGTTGACCCGTGATGTTCCCGGCGACCACACTAACAAGACGGATGAAGCTAAAATCCAGCTTATTCTGGATATCTTAGCGACTGAGTTGGACCCTGCGGGAGCATTGGCACGCTATCAAGCCAAGTCAGAGGAATCGATTAAAGACCTCGACAGCCGCTTGAATTTAGCTGAGAAAGTCGCTGAACAAGGCGAGTTAACTCGTAAAATTGCTAACGTGTCCATTCTCAATGCGGTAATGAGCCAAAACATCCAGTACGGCACAATCTACAAGCAATATCTGGAATTGTTGCCAGTCGCTAAAAAAGGCGATGTATTCAACGCTGGTGACATCTTCGCTATCGAAGCCCCGGACCACGAAGAAGTGGATGGAGAAGGCAAATTGGTACTTATCCAAGTTAACGGCTCTTTCACTTACGATAATCAACCGTTCGCTGATTTCACAAAAGGTGGCAAGTTAGAAAATAACGGGGTTGCTACAGCATGGCTATTCAAACCGAAGGAGAATTGATGGTACAGAAACCAGACGGTATTTTTGGGGTTTTCGATGTGGTCAGAGACTTCTATGCACACGGTATCGATGAGCATTTATGGGTGTTTCTGCTAATGATTATCATTTTTAGCGACATCGTTATCGGTGTGTCGAGGGCTTGGGCCGCTCATGAGTTTTCAAGCTCTAAATTTCGTAAAGGGCTAGTCAGCCATACCGCCATGATTACATTTGTAGCCATCTTTTATCCGTTTGCGGTCTTCATGAATCTGGGCGGTGTCCTAGATACATTTATCTTTGCAATGATTGCAGCGTATGGTTCTAGTATATTGGCTAGTCTATCAGCTCTAGGGGTTGAAATCCCTTATATCGACAAATACGTTAAGAGAAACATTGATAAAGAAAAGTTTTTTCTTAACTCAGGGGAAGAAAAGGAGAATAATGACAATGATTAATTTGAAATTGCGTCTTAAAAATAAAGTTACGCTAGCAGCTCTTATCTCAGCAGTTTTTATTATGCTGAGACAATTTGGGCTTGAGATTCCACACAATATTCAAGAGGGTGTCAATACTCTATTGAATATTGTGGTTATTCTTGGAATCGTTGTTGACCCTACGACTAAGGGTGTGGCAGACAGCGAACAAGCTTTGAATTACAACGAACCTCGTGAGGGCTAGCTTATGGCTAAACTCATGACCTCTATCAACCAAATTGAAGGTGGTGACGTCCTCAAAAGCGGGGACACCACTTCCGTATTTGGTTTTGACATTCTGGGTTATGATGGAAAACGCATGGAGTTATCCGGCACTGGTAAGCTCACACTGTCAAACGATGAGACCGTGGCGTTGTATCAAGATGTTACCGTTGAAAACGGACATTTTACCTTTGTCATGGGGGATGTGGTCGAGCCCGGCACTTACTACCTCGAAATCAAACTAAATGGGCATATCTTCCCATCTAACAATTTCAAGGTGAAAGTCAAGAGTTCACTAAATATTGACGGTGCGATTCCATCAAAAAAAGACCCTAAACTAAAACTACTAGCGGATGAATTACGAGATTCTGGGTACATTGCCGGTGGCAGTGAACCCACGGAAGACCTCGTAAACATCTACAATCTAGCTAAAATTTGAAAGGAAACATAAATGAGTAAATTACATGATTTCGCTCAAGCGGTAGGAGCAGACATCAAAGAAATTAAAACAGCGTTGGCTGGCAAGGCTGAGAAAGGCGAAGTAACCACTAACGGCATCACTCAAGACCAACTTAACACTGCCATTCAAGGTGTTAAGACTGCTATTCTGGGCGAAGGCGTCCCAGAAGAATTGAACACACTCAAGGAAATCGCTGATAAAATCGCCGCTGCTGGTGGTAATGTTGATTCTGGCATCATTACTAAACTTACAGAGTTTGGCAATCGTATTACAGCTATTGAAACTGAGGACTTGGTAGCAGCATATACTGCTGCGAAAGCGTGAGCCTATGAGTAAGTTCACAGAATTTGCTCAAGCAGTCGGTGAGGATATCAAGGAAATTAAAGATAAACAATCTTCATCGTTGAGTATCAGCCAAGCGTATGGACTATTTCCAACATATAATAACTTTTTTCAACAGGTTATAGAGCAAAATAGATTTGCGGAAGACCCACTTGTAACAAAATCTCAATTACCCATAAAAGATATTAAAGAAGTTCAATCTGGTGTTATCGAAAACAAATACGAATTGATAAACCCCTCTAACGGTGAACGATTTATCAGTCCTATTAGTTATTGGTATCCCGACTTCCATAAGACATCGTCTAAATGGAATCAAGCAATTACCATGTCTGACAAACTCGGATTTGTTATTATTAACCCTAATAGCGGACCCGGTGACCAAAAAGACGATATGTATGCACAACAAGCTATTCGTGCTAAAGCTGTAGGGGCTACTGTACTTGCATACGTCGCAACCGGATATGGCAAGGTTGAGATCGACTCTATTATCAGTCAAATCAAACAATATCAAGAGTGGTATACAATCGAAGGCGTATTCCTAGACGAGACAATCAATGGTTTCTCCGAACAAGCCAGTCTAATTCCTAAATATATTGAGATGGGTAAACGCATCAAAGATACATACGGGAAAGACTTTATTGTAGTAGCTAATCCGGGTTCTAACGTTATCGAGTCTTTGTTAGGCTCTGCTGATGTCTTTATGAACTTCGAATCTTCTGCCGAGAAATATATTGATGGTTCTCGTGAAGTCACACCTTCATATTGTCTATCATATCCTTATAACAAGTTCTGGCATTGTATCTACAACGTTACAAAAGACAATTACAAGGCTGTTCTTGAAAAAGCTGACAAGGAACACGTCGGACATCTCTATCTGGTTGACAATCCAAGCTATGGCAATCCAGCGGCACCGTGGTTACAAGACGCAATGCGTGATTGGGCAAATAAAAACACCTCACTTGCAAAACGTATTGAACGATTGGAAACTACGGGCGTGCCCACAAGCACCGTATCAGCCCCAGAAATGGCTGTCTATAAGATTCCGGACGAATACTTGCCAACCTTATTTAAAGACAAGGTGACGGCTAAAATGGCGGTTTATGGCAATACTATTGATATCTCAATCAAAGTTAACGAGTATATCAGTAGCTCAACCGAGACTGATAAGGACGAAGCAACGGAAATGTGGCCAGAGGGCTTGCTAGACTACGCTGGCAATCTAACCATTCCATTTACTAAGTATTCGTCTAAGCAAGGTTATGCACCGTTTCTGGTCGCTAATGCAAGCGGTAAGCTCACGTTTAGAGGTTCTGGCATGGATACCAACGGGGCATGTTTCGGACATGTCAATTATTTAACTACTAACCCAACCGTTCCGACTGGTTGGACAAAATTAAATTAAGGAGGCCTACTATATGGCAACAGATAATGACATCATTCAATTTGCAGAAGACCTAGCTAACGCTGGTGTCGGTACCGATGCAGATGGAAGTTGGGGTACACAATGCGTTGACTTGCCTAACTCTATCTCAATTAATTTCTTTGGCCGTGCTCTTTGGGGCAATGCTATTGACTTGCTAAACTCAGCGGCAGCAACAGGCTATGAAGTCGAATACAACCAAGAAGGCAACCTTGATAGCCGTCCACGTCGGGGGGCTGTATTCGTCATGGATACCACCTACATCGCAGGGCATCCATACGGGCACACTGGTCTGGTTATCGAAGATTCAGACGGCTACACTATGCGAACTATTGAGCAGAATATCGACGGTAACGCTGATAGCTTATACATTGGCGGGCCTGCTCGTTACAATACACGCAATTTTGACGGTATTGTAGGTTGGTTCTATTTCCCAACAGATAACCAAACACAAGCCCCTGCACCAACACCGACCCCGTTTGATGGTATAATTACTATTAACGAGGAAACCGGAACATTCACAGTTGAAGTGTCAGCTCTTAATGTTCGAGCTGGTGCTGGTCTAGGTGCTGAAATCGTGGCAGTCTATGGAGCCGGTGAAACTATCAACTATGACGGCTGGTGCGACGTTGACGGCTATATCTGGATCAGTTACATTGGCGGTTCTGGTAATCGTCGCTTTGTCGCAGTCGGCCAATCAGAGAATGGTCGACGTGTCACATCATTCGGTTCATTCGCCTAAACTGTAAATAATTAGACCACGAAAACTATAAAATAAAAAGGAGTACATCACCTCCCGACAGACCACAGTTCGGATATCATGGTGGTAGTGGTCGAGCCTCAGCGTTTGCTGGGGCTTTTTTTATTTGGTATAATACATCTAGGAAAGCGCCAGTAACTCTACGGGGTCTGGTGCGTTTTTTATTTTTTTGTTATAATGTTATTGGTTTTGATGAATAAGTACCGCTTTCGAGCGGTTTTTTATTTGTTATAAATTTCGATTGTGTTATAATGAATATCCATCATAGGCAAAGAGCCATGAGTTAGTCTCATAGCTCTTTTTTTATTTGTCATTCACAAAGATAAGTGATACTATAGTCAGTGGAATACTGGCGTTATTTCGATAATTTCTCGAACTGCCCCGGCTTTATGTCGGGCTTTTTTTGTGTCTTCTGTGTATAGCATTAGACATTTAATCTAAATAAAGGTACACTATAGATGTACTTTAGGCGATTACGCGCTGAATGTTTTTGTTTTTCATGTCGCTTGGTAGCTCATGCTGCTAAGCCTTTTTTATAAAAAGGGGGCAAATAAGGGGCAATAAGTGTAAACTTTAGTAACTTTATGTGTATTTTGCCGTCTATATCTTACACGCATATATCCTTATTTAATAGGTTTTCTTCCTATTATATACGCACTTTAAAACCGATTAACTTTCCCGCACAGTAAAATAA